GCCCCGCTTCAGCAAGGGGCTGAGCGGGTGCAAATTGTTCTGTTCGAATATCACAAGCGCATCCGTCATGCCGCGAATGTACACGACGGGGCTTGACATGTCGAGATCAGCCTCAGAACGGGTCGTATTCGTGCTGGGCCTGCTGATAGTTGGCGCCGTCGTAGCCTGCCCGGGCAGAGTGATGCACCGGCAGGGCGTAGGTCAGCGCCAGCGCGTCAGCCATGTCCGGGCTACTGAGGCCGCGCTTCTTCATGTCCTCTTTGCGCTCGAGCTGGATCTCGTTGCGAATGTTGTAGCCGTACTCGACGCCGGTCAGATCGGTCTTGAGATCCTCGTCGTCGGGCAGCCGGATGCCTGCCTTGATGGCGTCGCGCAGGTTGCCCCACATCTGGGCGCGCATGTTCGCATAGCCCTTCTGCGTCGCCTTGGCGCCGAAGTTGACCTCGATCACATCGTGACCCAGCTGGCGCAGGCGATCGACCACCGGCCCACCGACGCCGCCACCGTCGACCATGATCGCGTCGGGCCGATTCTCGTTGGCGATGCGCGACACCTCGGCTGCCAGCGTCATCGTGTCGATCTGCTGGTAGACGTGGAAGCCTTGGCTTTCGGCATCGCGCCCCTGCCGCAGGTAGATCACGCTGCTGTCATCGCCGAACCGGGCGACGTCGACGCCCATTACCAGCGGCTCACTGGGACCGACGAACACCTCGAGATCGATGCACTTCTCGACATCGCCAACGCTGATGAACTGCAGCGAGCCAGCGTCTGGGAACATGCCACGCACGCGCACTTTGAAGAAGTCGCTGTCCTCGCCGTAGTCCTTTTCCCATTGTGCAAACAGCTCCTTATTGGTCTGCTCGACATCTCGGCTGTCGATGAAGCGGCGGATGTAGTTGTTGCGGAAACGTCCGACCATGTTCTGGTAGAAACGCCCGCTGTTCCGCGTCGGGTTTCCGAAGTCGAAGGTCATCGGCTCGCCGTCGGTCAGGCCGCCCTCGCGCACCTCGTAGATCCGATCTGGCACGGCTGACGCCTCGTCGAAGATGTAGAACGGCGTCGAGTTGGCGGCGTGCAGGCCTGCGAAGGCCTCGCTGTTCTCCTCGCGGCTGGTCAGCGCGTCGACGCGCCACGTCTCGCGGAAGTCGTTGTGGTACATGTTCAGCGAGCCGGCGCCGCTGTTGAGCGTGTACCAGTGCTGCGTCAGGCCCATGCCGTGCCACTTGGCAAGCTCCGACCACGTCTTGGTGCGCAGCTGCTCGCCGGTGTTGGCGGTGACCACACCCTTGGCGAAGGGCCGGGTGTCCATGATCCAGCGGATCAGCCACGCCACGATCGCCGACTTGCCGATGCCGTGGCCCGATGCGGTGCTGAACTGGATGGGGGCGACCGGGCTGGTGCCGTTGAAGCCGCGGCTTTTGACCTCCGCCGCCAGCTCGATCAGCAGATCCTTCTGCCAGTCCTGCGGCCCGCTGCGCCCTTTGAGCTGCCCGCTGCCCCACGGGTACGATACCAGCACATGCCGCAGCGGATCGGCATAGCAGGCTGCCATCTCGTCTGCGATCTGCTTGTTGGCTTCGGCGAGGTCGGTCATGGCGCATCGACCAAGTCGACGGGCTGGTAGGATTGCGCCTCCCAGTTAAACACCTCGAGGTCGCCCGCCTCGCTTTCGAAGATCAGCACCGGCGGACCGCCTGCGTCGTTTGGTTCGATGGTCAGCGATGCGGCGCTGTTCTCAGGCACCCAGACCGTGATCGGGTACTCAGGCGAGCGGGTCATAATCGTGCACCGTCTCGGTGATCGCTGCAGGGTGCCCGCCCGGGCATTGCTCCGGCGCCGTCGATGCGCGCGACCCGCACTTGGTGCAGATTTGCTCGCTGCCCTGCCCCGGCAGCGGCGGCCCCCATTGGTGCGGCTTGCTAGTGTACGCGGTGTTCGTCATGGCTTTCCTCCAGCAGCTGCGACGCCAGCGTGCGTCCTTGCTGCAGCCTCTCGACCAGTTGATTGCCTTGGAAGACGTTGATGTCGGCCTCGATCTTCGCGGGCAGGATCTTCGCCAGCAGCGTCAGGTACGCCTTCGGCTCGAGCTGTGCCATCTGCGTGAGGTATTCAGCGCCGCCGACGTTGGCAAAGCTCTCCTCGATCGCCTCCTTGAGCAAGACCGTGGTCTTGTTCTTCGAACCCTTTCGGCGGCCTTGCCCTGCGGCGGGCGGAATGGTGCCCTTCTTCGCAGCCATCAGCAGGTGATCTCCTCTTTACTGTTTGGCCCAGTCTACAGCCATCTGATCTTTCGGACAACCCGCTGGATCTGAGATCGATTAACGCCAAACTCTGCAGCCAATGCCGCAGTCGTATTGGGGCCAAGCCTTGCCCCTGAAACATGGCGCTGCCTGATCTCCATCACTTGCTCGAGCGTCAACTTTGCCCGTGGATTTCGAGCCCCGGCAACGTCTCTAGAAAACTGGCCTCGCTGTTTTCTGTCACGATCTTTGCTGTTGGCTTCAGGTGTACCAAGCCAAAGGTGATCCAGTTTGACGCAGCTGGGGTTATCGCATTTGTGGCACACGAACAGGCCGTCCGGTATGGTGCCAAACGCTTGCATGTAAACCAGTCGATGTACTCTCCTGTTTTTTCTTATGCCGTCTCCAGCATCTATGTTTGTGATGGCATAGCCATCCTTGTCTCTGTGGCCTTCCCAAACGAGGCAATCGCCACGAGGCACGGCGTACTGCGCAATGCGCTGATCAAGTGTTTTCTGTGTCATGCGCGGACTTTATCACGCCAATAGGCAGCGATCAAGGCTGCCTCTGATATGCCATCGTCGGCCTTGTGCTTGAGCAGCTCATCTGCGGCGCTGCCGAACATGATCTTGGCGGCGTCGATGCTGGCCTGCTTGTCGGTGCTCAGGCCCATCGCCTTCTTCCACGCGGCAGGCGTGACGTACTCGACGCGGGCGCCGGTGCTGTAGACCAGCGCCTCGATGCCACCCAGCATACGACCGAACTGGAAGCTCGAGCTGACGCCCTGCCGCGGCATCGCGTGCACTGCCTCGATCACCGCCACATCGAACGGCACCAGACAATCGCCCCACCACTGCACCACAGCGCGGGCGTCGACCTGCGCCTTGCCGCGGATCTTGACGATCGGCATCCGCGTGCCCTTGACCAGCCGCCCGCCGTGCACGATCGCCAGACCACCGGCCTGACCGGGATCGACGCCCAGCACCCTCATCGTTTCGCTGCTTGAATAATGCGCTCTGCCACATGAGCGGCTTCAGAGATCTCTGCAGAAAACAGCTGTAAGCTGTCGCTTGAAGTGATCCACTGTAGATTAAAGGCTGACCCCTGCTCATATCGATGCATCAACAGCTGGGTGATCAGTTGTGCGCGCAGCACATAGTCGGGATTGGTCTTGCTCATGACGAGCCTCCTACGTTACAGTTCTCTCGCTCTATGTGGTGTGGAGCAGAGCTTACGAGCTCCGGCGCCCTCGGTCAACCCAGCTGTCGTGGTCATACTCCTCCCGACCCGTTCTCCGGCTGGAACCTGACCGGGGGCGTTGTTTGTTTTTGACCTTGAGATTTTTGGTTTGAGGGCCTGCCTACACTACGGCTCCCCGTGGTAGCGAAAGCGCCACGGGAGTGTACGTTAGTACTAGGCTGCCAAGCATCTGCCACGACCCCGCTTTTTCTTTTTACTTTCAACATGTTACGAGCGTGGCAGACGCCTGCCACAGCCTGCCACTGCCACGCTCTAACACATTGAAAACAAAAGACATTGCCATGCTTGCGTGGCAGCCGCCCTGCCACACTGCCACAGAAATTACGCATTGCCGACCTCGATGATCCGGATCTCGAAACTGGCCGAAGCCTCGTCTCCAAGCACCGCCGTGATGCTGTATGTGACCCCATCCACAGTGCACTCCTGCGCCCGCATCCAGCGCTGCAGCACCTTCTTGCTTTCGGGGCGATCGGCTCGCAGATCCTTGGGGAAGCCGTCGCGCCCAGCCACCGCCTTGTTGACCAGACCGCGGCTGTGCACGCCGGTGCCGAGGGCGCGCACAAGCGCCTGTGACTGGCTGCTCTTCAGCATGGCATCGGCTGCGTTCTTGTCCTTGGAGACGGCATCCTCTGCTTCGCTGTAGCCGATGTGGGTCACAACCGGCAGGTCAGGGTTCATGTCAGCCGCCTCGATGACGTAGGCGGCCCGGAACAGGGTCGGCGACATCTTCATCTTCACGGTGTTGAACAGGATGATGTTGGGGCGCTCGCCGCGCTTGGCTGCGTTGTACGCTGCCCACGCATCGGCTGCGCTGCCATCACCGGGCAAGAACGGCGTCAGGGTCGATCCGCCTTGCACCGCGCCGATGTTCTGTGACGACCCGCGCTGCGCATAGAGGTCGGCAGCGTACCAGTCAGGGCGCTTGTTCTCCGGCGGCTTGCCTGTGTGGGCCCAGTACATGACCGCCACACCTGTCTCCCTGCTGATCCTGCGGAACTGGCGGTTGAGCATGCGTGCATGGAACCGGCTGTTCTCGTCACCGCCGTTGAACTCGGTGATCGGATCGACCATCAGCAGATCGATGTTCGCGCCCTTCAGCTCCGCGATCAGCTGCTCGATCAGCGGCTCGTTGGGCACCACCTCCATGCGCCCGTGCACCGGGTTCTGCTGCTCGAGCACGATCTCGAGCCCGTTGTGCTCGGTCTCGAGCGCTTCCTCGCCCACGATCAGGAGGTCACCTTTCTGCGGCAGCATGTGCTTGTGCTGCGCCGCCATGACCTGCAGCTTCATCGCCGCAGCTGCTTCCTCGGCATTCGCCCACGCCACATTGAGCGGGCGCGACGTCTTGCCAAGCCCATAGACCTCGGTGCGGCCCGCCAGCATGCCCGCGATGAAGCCAGCCGACAGCGCGGTCTTGCCGACGGCACTCATGCCCACGACGGCTTGCGTACCGCCCACCCGGATCAGGTTCTCGACCAGCCACGGCGGCATGTCTTCGCTGATCTGAGCAGGCCTGCGGAACAGGCCGCCGTCGCTGATCGGCGGCAGCTCTGCTTTCATCTGCGGGCGCAGGTAGTAGCGCACCGTGGCGCCGGTCATCGGCTTCTTGCCTGACGACAGCACATCCTGCGGGGATGCCGCATTGTCCCACATCTTCTTGGCCTCGTACTCGAGCTTCTCGAGGTCCGGGTTCTTAATCTCCCACCGCCGGCACCAGTCGATCCACGCCTGCCGCGCCCGCTCCTCGTACTGCGTGCCGCAATACTCGAAGTGCAGCGCGTGCCCGATCGCCAGCCACGCCTCGCGATCATCGATCTGGTTGGGCGCCGCGCGCACGACCTCGATCAGCTTGCCGTCATCCGATCCGCGCTTGGCAGACAGCAGCGCCGCAACCATCGGATCGACCTCGACCTGCACCTTGGTGGGGAACCAGTCAGGCAGCAGCGCCGGCGGCTCGTCGTTGCCCCATTCATACGCGCCGTTCTCGAAGCGCGACGGCGGCAGCACCACCACGCCGCGGTGCTTGATGTCGACCGCCTCGTAGCCGCCGAACTTGCCCGGGAAGCGCAGGCCGCTGTCCTCAAAATAGTGATGCTCGCCGCCCGATGCGGAGCGCACCAGCATGGTGGGCTCGACCACCCGATCCCAGTTGCATTCTGGCTTGTATGTATCGAGGTCGAGCACGACCAGACCGTTGGTCTCTGGGCACATGCCGATGTTGTCGCTCGGGTGCTTCGACCACCACCGCTCGACCTCTTCGGCGGTCATCTTCTTCTCGAGGTAGCCCTTGATCGCCGGGATCTTGGTGCCTGCCCGGCACGGAAAGATCCAGAAACCATCCTCTGCCAGCTGTATTGCGGCCTGTTTCAATTCACTCATTTTCCACTCCATCTGGTGTTGACGGAAGGATCAGGCACGAGATATGGTGGTAACGCTGATTACCGCCGGGAGTGCTCGTGCAAGGAACCTCCCTGAAGTGGCCCCACCGCTCACCCGGTGGGGCCTTTTTTCTTGGACCTCCAGCATAGGCGTGGCACCATGCTCCGGTCAATCCAGCATTTTTCCTCTTGTCAGGTGCTGATCAGCATCTTATATCTGATGCACCACACAGGAGACCACACCATGCGCTTCAAGATGTACAAGACCTTCCACGGCGGCACCGACATGATCAGCCTCGACAATGCCTATGTCGAGATCCGCGAGCTGGGCCACAACTTTGCCATCGCGCTGGCTGAGCGCGGGCACGACACCAAGGAGAGCGACCTGATGAGCGGGCTCGCCGCCTACCACATGCTCAAGCTCGAGGGCGAGAACCCGCGCCTCGACGCCGCGCACAAGCTGGTCATGCGCGACATCACCGACATCATGTTCGAGCGCGCCCGTGCTGCCGCCGGAGCTTGAGGCAGAGCTGGCAAGGCTGGGGGTCAAGCGACCCCCGCCACCGCCCAAGCCGCAAACGCAATACCCGAAACCATGGCGGCCCGCCTACCCGGGCGAAGACCCGCCCTTCTGAGGAGATCCAGATGTTCACTGCAGCCACCTGCCTTGCGATGGCGCTGTACTACGAAGCCCGCGGCGAAGGGCCCGAGGGCATGCTCGCTGTCGCCGAGGTCGTCATCAACCGCGTCCAGCACCCCGACTTCCCCGGCACCGTGTGCGAGGTCATCAAGGAAGATCGCGGCCCGGAGGCGTACGACTGCCAGTTCTCGTTCTACTGCGACGGCAGGCCCGAGCGCCCGACAGATCTGGTCGCGTGGTCGACCGCCCGCGACATCGCTCATCAGGCGCTGGCCGGCGAGGTGCTGGGTCACGGCGCGACCTACTACCACGCCACCAGCGTTCGCCCGTTCTGGGCTGACATCTTCACGCCGATCGGGCAGATTGGCGACCACATCTTCTACATTGACGAGACGCGCTGCGTGCTGCCGTTCTGCTCGCCGCGCCCCACACCCAAACCGGAGGGCCTGATCAATGGCTGAACTACGCAAACTGACTGGGCCGTTTGATCTGTGGGCGCGCGACGCCATGCCCGGGTCCAAGGTCATCTACCACACCGGAGAGTACGCCGGTGGCCCAGTGTGCAGACAGGCGATGGCGCTGTGCGACGCCGGCGTGCTGACGCTGGTGCGCAAGCGGGCCGACAAGCCCAAGCAGTTTCACTACATCGCTGTGAGGACAAAGGGAAATGGGCGTAAAGGATAAGATCATGGCGCACCTGCGCGACATCAAGATCGCGGCGCGCACCGTCGAAATCGCACAGGCGGTCGGCGAGGACGAGCGGACGGTGCAGGACGCTCTGCTCGAGCTCGATGATGCCGACATGGTCATCATGCGCAACGGCTGGTATTTCGTCAGCGCCAAAGGGATGCAGGCATGACAGATCACGACCTTGTGAGCAAACAGCAAGCGCAGATCGAGAAGCTCACGGCGCTGCGCACGCGCCTTGAAAGCAAGCTCGACAAGCAGCGCAATGAGCTGGCCCGCCTGCATCAGGAGGTCGCGCGCCTCAAGCGCGAAAAGATGGATCTGGTCGTCGAGCTGCGCGCCGCCAAAGGACGCTTGACGCCGACCTGATCAGCATCATATGATGCGACCTGTACCCCACTTGGGTGCCGTATGACGTAGCGAAGTAGGACACACCACATGGAACTTCTCCCCCACCAGATTAAGGACGCCAAGTTTCTGGCGTCACGCAAGATCGCCGGATGCTTCAATGGCATGGGCACCGGCAAGACCCTTACCGCCCTGCAGGCCACCATCGAGGCCGAAGTGCTGCGCGCCGTGATCATCGGCCCGCCCATCTCGCTCCGCATGTGGGCGCAGGAGGCCGCCAACTGGACCGGCGCCAAGGTGCAGATCCTTGCCAAAGGCTCGACCCCGATCGACCGCGACCCAGAGGTCGAGATTTTGATCTGCTCGTACGAGATCGCGACCAAGCGCCAGCATGAGCTGATGGCGTGGGCTCGCGAGCCGCTGAACGGCATGCGTACCGCGCTGATCTGCGACGAGAGCCATGCGCTCAAGAGCACCAAGGCCAAGCGCACCAAGGCGATCCTCGGTCGCGGCGGCATGTGCGAGGCCTTCGAGCACACATGGCTGCTCACCGGCTCGCCCATGACCCGCTGGGCTGACGACCTGATCCCCTTCCTGTTCCGGGCTGCGCCGCAGGAGATCAAGAAGAAGATCGGCGCGCTGAACATCGACCGCTTCAATCTGCGGTACTGCATCGTGCAGGAGCGCAAGTTCCCCGGTGCCTACCGCCCGGTGAAAATGACAGTCGGGTCGCGCAACCTCGACGAGCTTGGAGCTATTCTCGCGACGTGCGCGACCCGCCGCACGCTGGACGACGTGTGGGAGAGCATGCCCTCCCTCACACATACCAGATTGGCGGTCGAAGTGTCGGGTGTCGCCGCGATAAATCGTGCGATCGAGAAGATGACGATGGCCCAGATCGAGGACGCGATCGCGCAGAACGACGAGAACCTAGCCACCATGCGTCGCGAGCTCGGCCTGTCCATGATCCCCGAGGCCGCCGACTTCATCTGGCAGCGCGCCGATGCCGAGCAAGGCGCGATCCTTGTGGGCGCATGGCACCGGGAGGTCATCGACGGGCTGGTCGAGGAGCTGACCAAGAAAAAGCTGCGCGTCGCCAAGCTCGACGGGCGCACGCCTGCCGCCCGGAAGACCGAGCTGCAGCGCCAGTTTAACGAGGGCGAGCTCGACGTTCTGGTCGGGCAGATCGCCGCCATGGGCGTCAGCCTCAACCTGCAGAAGGGCGGCAACGCCATTGTCGTGGTCGAGGAAGACTGGTCGCCCAGCGTCATGGACCAGTTCTATGCGCGCCTGCATCGCATGGGTCAGGGCAAGCCCGTGCACGTCGACACGCTCTACGTCGACAACAAGCTCGCCAAGGCGGTGCATGCCATCTCGGTGGCCAAGCGCCGCGCCCACACCGCAACATCAACAGCCCATCAGGAGGCAGCACAATGACGACCGTTCAGGAATACGAAGACGAGATCGCGCGCCTGCGCGCCGAGATCGACAACCTGCAGGCCCCACGGCCTGCGCCCACGATCATCGAAATCATCGGGCCGGAAGCGTTCGACCGGATGGTCGAGCTTTACCCGTCGTTCCGCGAGAGCGGCACGCCCACCAACCCGACCGACGCCGCGTCCGAGGTGCTGTGGTCCTGCATCCGCATGATGAGCCGCAACGAGAAAGTGCTGCAGGATGTAAAGGCTAGCGCCAAGGAAAACTACGCAACCTACAGCGACGTGTGCGCCAAGTACGAGCGCGCCACCAGCGCATTGGCAGAGTACGCCATGCGCGCAGTCGAGGAGGTCGAGGCATGATCAAGGATCTGGTATTGCACGGCGCGCAGGCGCTGGATGACGACGAGAGCTTCGGCATTGATCGCTCGAAATACATGAACGCATCGACTGCTGACAGCTGCATCCGCAAGCAGTGGTTCGAGCGCCACCTGCCGCCCGTCGAGCAGGACTGGGGCTTTGCTCGCCGCGGCAAGCAGGGCGAGCTGTATCTCGTCGACTGCCTGCTGGCGTCGGGCGCCGAGCTGGCCTACTGCGGCGAGGATCAGGTGTCGCTGGTCAGCGACGAACACCGGATCAGCGCCACGCCTGACGGCTACATGTCGACCGATCAGGGCTGGCTGGCGCTGGAATTTAAGACCATCGACCCGCGCACGAACCGAAACTACCTGCCCCGGCAGGATCACGTCACGCAGCTGCAGATCGGCATGGAGCTGGCGCACCTGCAGGACGACGAGTTCCCGCAGCCGGTGTCGGGTAAGATCGTGTACATGGACGCCTCGAACTACAACGACATCATCGAGTTCGACGTCAAGCGCGACCGCGACATCCTCGATCGGCTGGCACCGCGGGCCAAGAAGATGCTCAACGCCAAGAGCGTCGACCGCCTCGACCGCGAGGGCAAGCGCGATGGTCAGTGCAAGAAGTACGGCGGCTGCCCCTTCGCTGCGCAGTGCGGCATCGAGATCGAGGGCGAGGCCACCGTCAGCCGCGGCAACCGCGGATCTGGCCTCGACGCTGCGGTGCAGGCGTACGTTCTCGCCAAGGGCGATGAGGCCGCAGCCAAGGCGCGCAAGGACACTGCCGCCGAAGACATCAAGACCGAGCTCAAGGCGCGCAACGCCTCGCAGCTAATCGTGGGCAACCACAAGGTCGAACTGACACCGGTCGCCGGGCGCCGC